CGCAGGCCCGAGCCGGTGGCCAGAATGGGGACGATATGAGTGCTTTCGTTATCAACGCCGGGGCGCTCGACGCGCTCAGGGCCATGGACTCGGACTCGTTCGACGCGCTCCTATGCGATCCGCCGTACGGCTTGGGCAACAAGCAGCCGACGGTCGAAGACCTGATCGCCTACCTCTCTGGCGCGGAGCTCGACACCGGCGGCGACTTCATGGGCAAGGAGTGGCACGTCCCGAGCGTCGCGATCTGGCGGGAGGCGTTCCGCGTGCTCAAGCCGGGCGCGCCGCTTCTCGCTTTCGCCGGATCGCGAACGCTCGATCTCGTTACGATCGGCATTCGGGCCGCAGGCTTCGAGTGCAGGGACACGCTCGCCTATTTGTACGCGTCAGGGTTTCCGAAATCGCAGAACGTGAGCAAGGCGATCGACGCGGCGAACGGGGACGAGCGGCCGGTCGTGGGCGAAGGCCCATTTGCTTCGCGCCGTGTCCAGGCGAACGGAGGCAAAACCACTGGCGCGTTTGCTCACGACGGGCACGAGTTAACCTCCGCGGCCTCCGCGGCCTCCGCGGCCTCGGCGGCCTGGGACGGCTATGGATCTGCTCTTAAACCAGCATTCGAGCCCATCATCCTCGCGCGCAAACCCCTGGCCGGCACCATGGTCGAGAACGTCACCGCGTACGGGTGCGGGCCGCTGGCGATCGATGCGTCGCGGATCGGGACGACGGACAAGATCGCGCCGTTCGGGTCGCCTAAACAGTCGAGCGGCGGAATCATGAACGGCAATGACGTCGATCGTGACGCGTTTGTTCAGGACGCTCACGGCCGTTGGCCCGCGAACGTCATCTTGGACGAAGCCGCGGGCGCTGCTCTGGATGCCCAGGCGGGGGAGCGGCCGAGCGGCGCCTCCATCACACGCAACGGCGGCGGCGGGCGCATCTTCGGCGTGGCGAAGGGCGAGACGAAACCAGACGGCGGCTACTCCGACTCCGGCGGCGCCTCGCGATTCTTCTTCTGCGCTAAAACGTCGACGGCAGAACGTGAGCTCGGGTGCGAAGGCCTCGCGTTGAAGTCCGCGGGGGAGATGACCGATCGCGGCGAAGACGAGGTCGCGCTCGACTCGCCGCGCACCGGTGCCGGTCGTGGCGGCGGTGCACGGAACCACCATCCGACGCTGAAGCCGATCGCGCTCACCCGTTACCTGGCTCGCCTCGTCCTTCCGCCGGCCCGGTCGACACCGCGGCGCATCCTCGTTCCGTTCAGCGGCGCGGGCTCCGAGATGATCGGCGCGCTCCTCGCTGGGTGGGACGACGTCACGGGGATCGAAAAAGAATTTGACTATGTGCAAATTGCCCGCGCCCGGCTGAAGGTCGCCATGGAGAACCCTCGCGCCTTCGATCCCGATGTGCGGGCAACGAAGGAAGCGGCCAACGCTCGCCAGCCGTCCCTCTTCGGCAAGGTGGGCACATGACCCCCCTCGCCGCCGACCCCCGCACACTGTGGAACGAGCGCGACGAGCGCGACCTCAAATGGTGGTTCTGTTTCGCCGAATCCGACATGGGTGTGCACTCAGGCCAGGGCGCGCAGCAGGACGCGCTACAGCGACGTCTGCCGCACTACACGCCGCCCCCGCCATGGGCCGGCGAACACGACGACCCAGCCGACCGTGCGGACGACCGCCAGGCGGCTATCGCGGCTCACTATCCCGGCGCTCGCACGACGCCCAAGACCGCATGCCCGGGGTGTGAGCCGGGCGTCGACTGCAAGCACCGCGCGTGGGATATCGCCTGGCCCTCGCCGCACCTGATGGAGGACCGCGAGTCGCGCTCGACCGTCATCGCCGACCCCTACCCCGACGAGATACTGCGCGCCATTCGCCGTGGGCGGCACATACGCGCGACTTTGGTACGTATGCCCGACGTGCGCCAGTACTGGCTACTCGGCGCGGTCTACGGGCCGATTGTGGGCGACCGCAAGGATACGATGGCGATTCGCAAACGGCTCGGCGAGTTGTGCGAGATTACCGTCTCGATGATGGCCGCGTCGCGAGACGAGGGCGACGAGTCAGCGCGCCGGCTGGTGGTGCGCAAGCTCACCGACGAGAGCTATCTGACGATGGCCCGGCGGGCGAGTGAGCGGTATCTGCATCAGGCTCAGGCGATGTATGTGACGGCACGGATGGAGGCACGAAGATGATACCTAGTGATATGCGACGAATCGCGGCCGAGTGCGGCGTGGAGATCCACAAGTACACGACAACGCCCGGGGCAATTTACGTGACGATTTATCCGGCTCTACTGGCCAAAGTGCAACTGTTCGTCGATGGCATGGACGCAGTCATGCCTTCGTCGTTGCGGACCGTCGTCTCCTACACATCCGGAGCGCCCACCGCCGCACAAGGCAGGTCCCACGACACGTCATGCACGTGTGAGACGTGCAACCCGCCCGCCGTCCTCACGCTAGACGAGCGGCGACTGCGCGAGGCGCAAGCGAGTACGCCCAACGAAGGCCCCGTGCCGCGCGCCGAATGGCCCGAGGGCTGCCTCGAGTTGCTCAACTACAGTCGCCACCTAGCTACACACGAGCACCACTTCCCCGAGCCGAGCTACCCGTCATCAATTCACCGCGGCGAAGAGTGGGATGCCATGCTCGCAAAGTACGAATTGGCGCGCGCCCAGTGGACGATCACCGGCAGCCTGCACCTGACCTACGGGCCGCTGTTCGAGGTCGCGAGGTTTGCGACTGCAAGCGGCTGGGCCGAGTACGTGCGGGGCGGCGGCGGCGAGTGGTTCAAGGAAAAATGGTGTGACGCCGATGACCTAGCAGAGGTGGACCGCATCAACCTGGAGCGAGCACGATGACCAACCCCAACGCCATGTCACTCGCCGCGATGGCCCGCGAGCTCGGCCTCCCCCGCAAGGTGTTACGCCGCCAGGTCGAGGCGCTCGCGCGAGAGATACCTGGGCTGCTACTGCCTCGCAAGCCGCGGGCGAAGGTGCTGGTCAACCGGGCACTGCTAAACCATTATCACGACCGACAGCAGGCCGGCGTGTTCACCCGCGTCGACATGCTGGAACGCAAGGTGCGCGAACTTGACTCGGAGTTGCAGATGCTGAGAGCGAGGGTGGGGTGAGTTGGATAGTGCGCCGGTAAACCCTAATCCAGTCCAATCGCGGCCATTCGCGCCCACGCACCCACGAACAATATGAATGCCTTGGATTCACGTCTACGCCGCGACCGGCGTCTTCATCGGCGAGCAATCGCCCGTGAGCGCTGCTAACGGCACCGTTGCGCTAGACCGCGCCTACGAGGTCACCGTCCACGCGGTCTATGGGCCGCAAGGCCTTGCCGAGCTCGAGTGCATCCGCGCGGTACCCGAAGGCGTCGAGCCGCTGGTGCTCACGAGCTGCCACGTAACGCCGTTCTCCCAGCTCGCCCAGCACGTGAGCGTCGGCTATCGAGAGAGCGCCAAGCGCGCCGATGAGCAACGCAAGCAATCGCGGGCGTTGGCTAGCGGGCTCGTCCTCGCGCGATGAGCGAACTCGCCCTCGACCCCGCGGACTTCGTCCTAGAAATCCTCGAATTCCCCGACTCTCGGCTCGCCGTCGTCTGCGAGGACGCGGCACCCGGTCAAGCGATGGTCGACCTGCTGACCAAGATGGTGGTCACGATGGGCCCGCGTCCCGACACTCAAGGCCGCTGGCTCGGCGTAGGCATCGCCGCGCCTCAGGTCGGGGTCAACGTGCGCGCCATCGTAGTGCACGACACCGTCACCGGCCAAGTGTGGGCGATGCTCAACCCGCGCATCGTCGAGCGCAGCGGGCTGCACACGACCGAGACCGAAGAATGTCTGTCCTGTCCCGGCGTATCGGTGCCCGTTCGTCGCGCCTATAGCGTGCGTGTCGAGGGCGTGACGGCGCTAGGCGAACCCATGTCCACGGGCGTCGTGAAGGGCCTCACGGCTCGCACGTTCCAGCATGAAATCGATCATCTCAACGGCCGCGTCATTGCGACCCATACGCCGCCAAGGCGTAAGCACCACCTCGCAAGCGTCGTGCACTAAGAGGCAGCATGAAGCGGAGGGATAAAAAGCCGCTCAACCGCATGCTTCACTTCCTCCGCCAAGAGGATAAAGGCGCCATCGGTCAGCCGTATCGCGACCAGTTCGACGACGACGACGACTATTTTAAAGCGCTATGGGATTGGGCCGCAGGCACCGCCGGCGTCATGTCCGCCTGCGAGAACGAAGACTTCGAGGCGCGGCTCTCGGCGAAGTTGAAGCTCGCTGAAATGGCCATTGGCTACTCCGCGCATCGAGAGAAGATTGCCGAGCGCAGGCTCGAACGCGAGCCGCCCGATAACCAACGTGAGCCCGCCAGAATTGACATCATCGTGGCACCGCCCAAGGAGCCCACGACATGAAGCTCTACATTGCCCGCCACGCTTTCGCTGGCCCACCGTCACTCGACCCGCAGATTGAACGCTCAAGGCCACTGCTGCCCGAAGGCAAGGCCACCGCGCTTGCCATTGCAAAGGCCATGATTGCGATTGGCGAAATCCCCAAGGTGATTTTCTGTTCGCCCTATGCGCGAACCACCATGACCGCAGACATCTTCGGCAAGGCGTTCGCGCTGGCTGCCGGCAGCGGTATCCGCGTCAATACCATCGGCGACCTCTCGCCCGACAGGCCGCTCGAGCCCAGCCTGCTCAACCTCATGAGCAAAGGCGCACTCAAGCGCGCGATGTTGGTTTGCCACATGGATAACACCTCGCCCGGGATGAATAACCTCGGCGGCGACCCAAAGTGGAAAGACCTCCTCATGTGCGAGGTCCGCCGCGTGAAGATTGACCGCAAATCGGGTCAATGGAAGCTCAAATGGGGCATAAAAGCTTCAGATATTGGGCTCAAGGATTACACAAAATGATCCACTTCTACCCGAGCTTCGGCGCGTTCTCTGCCGCTGTCGCGTTGAACGAGCACACCCACCTGCTTATCGCGAAATTCTATGGATATTCTGTGATGCTCAACGCGTCCTTTGCCTGGTAAAACCCCATGAAAACCTGCCAACCCTGCAAGCTCGTATGCGACTCCAGCGTGCTGACTTGCCCCGCGTGCGGCGAGGCCTCTTGGATCGACGACGAGCCTGCGACGAAGCGCGAATCCGTCGCGCCTGAGAGCAGGAAGAAGGCGCCCAAGTGATTCCCGTCGCTGACGTCGGACCGACGACACAACTCGACCTGGCCAAAGGCCGCGCCGATGTCGTGCGCCAAGACTCCGAGTTCCTCGCAGTGAAGATGGACGGCGGCTATCGCTCCGTCACTGCGCGTTGCCCCAAGTGCGGCGAAAAGCAGGAAATCCACCAGACGCAACAGCAGGATGGCAACTGGTCGCCTGACTTCGGCGCCTGCATCGCGAAGTTCGGCTGGCAACACAACGGCGAACACGCGTTCTGCTCGCACATGTGTCTCAATCGCTACGCGCGTCAGCGCGAAAGTATGGCCGGCGCACCCGTGCCCGTGATGAGCATCAACGACGCAAGCTACGCGAAGAAGTTTTACGCCGACCCCGTATCGAGGCCCGCCTCGGCCGGTCAACAGAGTCTCGCCAAGCCTAAGTGACACCGGTCGACTTCTCGATTTGCCAAGCCCAAAGCGACGCGTTTCGAGCCTTCAAACCGGGTAATACGCTGGCCCTCGCATGGGGCCGCGGCGTGGGCAAGTCATGGTTTATTCGCCAACTCGCCTACCTCCTCGTTGCTGAGCATGACGCCAAAAAGCGCGGCTCGACGAGCGGCGTCCGCGTTGTGTTCCTCACGCCGACGCTCAAACAATTTAAACGCAATCACGGCAACCTGCTGCAAAACGAGCTCGACAAGTCGGGCGCGTGGGGCCACCTCGGCGGCGCACTCAACCGCACCGACTGGAGCGTTAGGTTCCCGGGCGGCTCGACGTTCACCGTCGTTTCCGCTCAAAACAGCGAAGACAACCGCGGTATCCGTTGCGACGCCGTGTTTATCGACGAAGCCGACAGCATCGACGAGTCAGTGTTCGACTTCGTGGTAGCGCCGTGGCTCTCAGAGCCTCACTCGCTGCGGCAAGTGGTCATCGGCGGCACACCCATGCGCGGGCGCTATGGGCTCTTGTGGCGGGCGTTCTCGACGTGGCCCAAGGGCGACAGCGAGCACGACCCCCAACCCGACCATTACGGCTTCCACGCCACCGGATACGACACCTCGGCCGTCAGCCAAAAGTACATGGAGGCCATCAAACGCAAGACCCGCCCCGAGCGGTTCGCGCGTGAGTGGCTGTGTAGTTTCGACGCTGGCGAAGGCCTCGTCTACCCCATGTTCGACGTCGAGTTCCATGTGCGGCGCAGGCCTCCCGTCGAGTTCTTCGACGAGTACGTTATCGGCGTCGACTACGGCTTCAACGACCCGACTGCCATCGTGGTGATTGGCATCGTGGGCCGAGGCAACGACTATATCTGCCACGTCATCGAAGAGCGCTACATCACCAACTCAACGGCCAGCGAGATTGCCGAGCGCTCGGCAGACCTTGAGCAGTCCTACCCTCAGGCGCGCTGGTACGCCGACCATAACCCGATGGCCACCAAGACTCTCAAGCAAGAGATTGGCGTGCGCATCCAGGCCGCGGAAAAGGGCCCGGGTAGTATCGAGCAGGGCGTGCAATTCGTGAGCGACTTGCTTTGGGTGCGCGAAGACGAAGAGGGCGAGCGCCGCGCGCAATTGTTCGTATCGCCTGAATGCAAACACACCATCGACGAGTTCGGCCGATATCGCCGCCGCCGCGACCCGCACAACACCGACCGCGTACTCGATGACATCGAGAAGAACGGCGGATCCGACCACTTCATGGACGCCATTCGCTACGCGCTAATGAGCCACATCAACGGCAAGCGAGCCACGATAACACGCGGATAAACCAACACCATGCCCGACCCCCGACGGTACAAGCTGCCGCCCGAGGTGGCACGTAGGCTCATCGACGCAGGCTCTACGCCGCGCGCGTTTGAGCTCGCCGCCTATCAGGGCAGCTATGACGGCACGGGATACAATGATCGTCCTGACTTCTTTTCCTCTGACGACCGCCCCATTCAAGAGCGTAAGCCTTGCGTTCAGTCCTTCGCTGTCAAGAACGCGATTGAATCCAACGTGGCGTTTGCCATGGGTGAGGGCCGGTTCCCGGTCCTGCTCTCGCTCTCTAGTGAGAACGACAATGTTTTCGACCAGCGGCTAGGCCTAAACTCAACAGACTCCGCCACACTCGACGCGTTCAACTTCAAGATCATCGACCTCGGCCGGCTAGAGCAGACGTTTCGCAACGGCTGCAAGATGGCCCAAGCCGCGCGGTCCGTGGCGCTCGTGCTGTCGTTCCGTCGCGGGCTGCCGTGTGTTGACTTGGTTTGGTCCAAGCTCTGTATGCCCACGTTCGCCGACTCGGCCGATCCAACGCGCGTGACTCGGCTTGAGATTCGCTATCGGTACCTCGACAAATTCCGTGACTCGACCACGAACGGCGAGTGGTGGTCCTGCGTCAAAGAATACCTCCGTGTCATCGATACGGTCGCCGACACGGTCTACCTACCCCTCGAGATTTGGGACGAGCGCGACGCGGGAATCAACGCCGCGTCGGGTGCCATTGCTTCGCAGGTAATGCACGGCTTCGGCCTATGCCCGGTGCACTGGTACGCCCATGCCCGCGAAAGTCTATCGGCCATTAGCGTCGACGGCAGAGCCCTTCACGAGGGCATGATTCCTTTAGTCGAACAATACGACCTCGCACTCTCGCAGCGTCACCGCGCTGCAATCTACGCGGGCGACCCCCAGCTTATCGCGACAGGCGTTGACGATGGCGATGCCATTGGCCGGCGCGGACGTTCGGCCGTTGTGCGGCCCGAGGTCGGCGACACGAATCGGCAGTGGTCCACGGCGCTGTACGGCAGCGGCCAAGGCGGAGACAAGCTGCGCCGCGGCGCGGGTGAGTTCTGGCGCACCGAAAATCCAGACGCAAAGTTTAAACTCCTCACGTTGCCAGGCGACGGGCTCAAGTCGCTTGCCGACAACGTCACTGATCTGCAAGCCCGAGTCTCTGATGCGCTCGGCGTGGTGAACGTCGACCCGGGCGCGCTCGGTGGATCGGGTGACCTCAGCGGCCGCACGCTCAGCTTCGTTTTCAGCAAGCAGATCAACCGCGTCTCGCAACTGCGCGAGGACCTCGGACGCAACTGCATTCTCCCGACGCTCAACCTGTTTTATCGCATGATCGTCGCGCAGCCGCTGGGTGTGTACCTGCCCGGCATCAAGCTCGTACTGCCCATTCTGCAGCGCTTCATGGTCGCCGTCGACGACGGCACGGGCACCGGCAACACGATTCCGATGTGGATCGCGCCGATGCTGAAACTGAAGTGGGGCGACTACTTCGATCCCTCCGACGTTGACGAAGCCACGCGCACCGCCACGGCAATCGCAGCCTACAACGGCAAGCTGATCACGCTCAGCAGTGCGGTTGAACATATCCGCAGCGTGTTCGCGATTTCGTCCGTCGACCAATATGTGAAGACGCTCGCCGCCGAAGTAGCTCAGCGACAGGCCGACGCCATGGCGAACGCCACCGCCATGAACGCGCCCGCCGGCTCCGCGCCAGGCACGCCGCCCGTCACACTCCCCTCCGCTGCGAAGCCCGCCACAGGCGCGCCTAGCGCGAGCCGCAAACAATCCACACCGCAGGCCAAGCCTCAATGAACCAACAAGCATTCGTTGAGCAAGTCAAGACGTGGGCCTCGATTACCAATGAGCCCGATTGGCTCGTTGAACAAGCCGATGGCACCCATACCAAGATAGAGCCGGGCGCCAAACCTATCGGCAAAGCGCAATGGCAAGACGCCGTGCGCGTCGCTTCAGAGATTGTGAAGGCCGAGCCCGTCGCTGAGTTTCCCGAAGTCGGCGCCGATCCAGACGGCTCCGTGTGGCTGAATTGGTCCAAGGCCGAGCGGCGCTTCGAGTTGAAGCTGAGCGCGTCTCTCGTCGGCCCGGCAGTGCAATGGACCACCGTTCGCGACGGCATGCGGACAGAGCACGCGGGTAGCAGTTTGCGGGGCGTTATCGAGTCGCTACGCGCGACGTTGCCAAGGCTGGTGCTGCAATGAGCTGGTCATGCCCGCGCTGCGCCTCGACGCTCTACCCCGGCTTCGTGCTCAACGACGCCATGAAAATGCAAGCCACGTGCAGTGCATGCGGCGCGACCGATCCAAGCACGACCGCCGCCGATATGAATGTTGGCATCGCCTCGGTTGAAGACGTGTCGAGCGCCGGCCCCGGTTGGGGCGGCAAAAAGCAACAGGTCGTCGCCGTCGGAGCTCGCGCAGCCGTCGCCAATGGCAGCGTATCGATCGAGATGCCGCGCGTCGCTGCGCCGCAAATCACCCGGCAGTCCACGCGACACATGCCGATTCAGGAGCGCATTGCAGGCCTAGCCGCCGAAGAAGCCCGCCTCACTGGCGAGATTGCCGAAGCCCGTGCCCGCCTCGCCGGGGTGCGCGCTGAGCGCCGAACGTTGGCGAAACTATCCGCACCTTCCCTTATCGAGCATGCGCCTGATGGCGTCGCTCTGAAAAACTGAGCCGCCCATGTTCGTCAAATTCGCCGGCACGCCGATCACCGGCTACGCAAGCCTCACGAACGGCGCTCCCGGCCCCGTGTCCATTGTGCTGCAGCAGGTATCAGGCGGCGCCGCGTACACGTTGCAACCCGGCGAAGTGGTCATTCTCACGAGCATCGCCATCAGTAGCAACGACGCAACCGGCCAGCTCGTCACGATCGACGACGGCATCACGGGCGGCGCGTTCACACTGCGACGGCTCGCGAGCCAGTATACGAGCGGCTCGCTCCCGACGTCGTTCCCCAACTTCCCGCCAGGCACTTGTGTGGGCCGTCGAGGCGTGAACTTGCGCGCGACCGCTAGCCTCGTATCCGCGGCGAAGACCGTTGAAATTGTGGTTGTGGGCTACGTCACGACGACGACCTGACACGCCACACAATACGAACTCATACGACGAAGACAGTCACGCCATGTTGGTGTGCTTTGACCTCGTTTATTTACGATTAGGAGTGACACCATGGCAGTCAAGTTTGGAAACGTAAAAGGCATCAAGTTCCTTGAGGAACCCCGCGGCGTAAGCCGCGCAGGCGTCGCAATCATCAGTTTCGATATCGTCGGCGGCGCGGTCTACACGGGCGGCGCGGACACGCTCCAGCTCGGCAGCGTTGCCGGCTCGCAAGCCTATGAAAACGGCGCGCTGAGCACGGTTGCTTTGCTCGTGTCGACGATGATCCAAAACCGCCGCCGTGACGGCCGTACGGTCGTCTTGACGCAAGCGATGGGCGGCCCCGCGCCGGGCAACCAAGCGGCTGCGACCAACGGCCCGATCATCTACTCGCAAGCCGTGACCATCTCGGCCGGCGTCATCTCGCTGAACCTTTTCAACGCGGCGACGGGCGGCTCGGCAATCACCACCACCACGGCGCAGTGGGACTTCGCCGGAACGCTAATGGTCCAGTACACCGCAGGCTACGCCGGCGCCAACCCGGAGTGATTCAAATAGCCGCCTAGGCCCAACGTCTAGGCGGCTTCTTTTTACGGCAACGCGCCCGGTAATGCGCGGAAAGAGGAAACGATGAGTGATACCCCCGCAACGGCGGCGCCCACAGCGCCCGCCGTAGAGACTACGTCTGCCCAAAACACGGCCGCGCCGGCTCAGGCCGCCCCGTCTACGGCGTCGCAAGACGCCAATGACCCGTTCTGGCTCAATGAGCGACTATCGCGCACTGCGCGGCAAACCCTCAAGGCCGCGGGCATCGACGTACCCAAAAACGCAGACCCGCTCGAGGTGGCCAAAGAGGTCGCCAAAAAGAGCGAGGAACGCAAAGGCGAACGCAAACAACTGCGCGCCGAACTCGCAACGGCGAAGGCCGAATCGGAACAGCTCAAGGCCCGCGACGCGGCCCAAGTCGACGTCCTCAAGTCGTTCGCGCTCATCGAGCTCGCCAAGCTGCCCGAAGCCCAGCAGCTCATGGTTAAGACCATCGCTAAGGACGATTACGCCGAGCAACTGAAGGCTATTTCGTTGCTCCGAGCGTCATCGCCTGCGCCCGACGCGGCGGCAGCAGCTGCGGCAGTCAAGCCCCTACCGGCGCCCGCCAGTACGTCGGCCTCGACGAGCGCCCCCGCAGCTGGCGGAGCGGCGACCCCTGAAGACTACGCGGCCACTTACAAAGAACTGAAGCGCTCAAATCCATATCTCGCCGCGCAGTACTTGGATTGGCACGTCAACAAAATATTTCCCGATCGACTGTTGGGATAATTCACCGGCATCGGGATTTTCCCACCGGCAACAAAGGAACTAACTTATGGCGCTTATTAATAGAGCCTCCCTGCCGGAGGAATTTTTCGATATCACGTCTGCGACCGTGCTCAAGCAGCCCGAGCCGCAGTACGTCTTCGCGGGCCTCGCCAAGCAGGCGCTCGGCTCCGCCATGATGCTCGCTGCGAGCATGGCCGGCGGTCTCGGTATCTCGCCCACGCGCGTGATTCCGGATTCGGGTATCGCGTACTCGCTGCCCGGTGCGGACCGCCTCAATCTCACGGCCGTCGACCCGTCGATGAACAACGTGATCATTGCCGTGGCCGAGCTCGCCACGCCGCAAATCGGCCACACGGTCCGTATCAACCGCCCGCGCTTCGGCTCCGGCGGCTTCACCCTCGGTAACCGCGAGGTCGCCTCTGGCGTGTCGATCAGCACCATCGCGATCGACTTGCAGTCTGAGCAAGTGACCGTGACGCTCAAGCGCTACGGCGGCCCGTACGATACCAACCAGGCGGCCGTTGCGCCGCTCGCGTTGGATCGCTTCGACGCCTCGCGCTCCGTGCACTCAATCGCCCAGGTCGTGGGCATGCATATGCAACGCGATTTCGACAGGTGGCTCGACACCGTCGTGGCCGCCTACCTCACGTCAGGCGCAACCACGCTTTGGCCCAACGGCTTCCTCGCCGACTCCGCGTCTTCGACCGCCGGCGATATGCCGATGGACGTCGACTTGCTCTTCCGCGCCTACGAAACCTTGAAGCTCGGCAACATTCCGGTGTTCCCGAACGGCCGCTATCGCGCGTTCATCACGCCGACGGCAGCGCGTCAGCTCAAGGCGGATCCACAGTTCGCCGCGTTCACGCAGTTCGACCTAAAGAACCTCAACCCCGTAACGGCCGTGAGCGGTATCCCGAATGCGGGCTACATCACCAGCCTGCCCGGCGTCGACATCTACGAGTCGACCACGCTGCCCGCGAACGCGAACGCGAACGCCGTCAGCGTGTTTACGAACATCATGGTCGGTCCGAGCATGCTCGCGCTTGGCTGTGGCCAGTTGCCGCTCGTGCGATTCAGCACCGATGACAACTTCGGCGAGACCGCGAAGCTGGTTTGGCTCGCATACCTCGGCTTCAACTTGGCCGACGCGCGCTTCGGCGTGCAGCTCCACACGAGCTGACTCTCAAGGCTCGCCGCGTAGCTGAATAAGTTGCGCGGCGGGCTTCCTTCTCTCTCTCACGGGAGCGCGCTGCACGGGCGTAAAGCCAGCGCGATCGATGCCGCCCACGGACACAATGCTCGCCCTACGGGCGTGAAGGATTCGCTATGTCGTTCAATCAGAAAGTCGCCAAGGCCTACGCCGGCGGCGCAGTCGTTTCGTTCCTCGCCCCGCTCGCCTCGAGCAAGGGCTCGCTCGTTGCTCTCAATACGCTCGTCGCGGGCACCGTCGTGTCCACGCCCGGCCTTGTCATCACGTGCTCGTCGCCCGCGTTTGCGATCGAGTGGTCCTCGCTGAGCGCGGTCGTTCAGACCGGCCTAACGACGGCCACAATCACCGCTCAGACGGTGTGGCAGGTCTCGGAAGACGGTAGCAACTGGCTCAACTTGATTGGCTTGAACGGCGCGGCCAACGTGACGTTCGCGCCCGCAGGTTCGGGCGGACTTATCACGACAAGCTACGTGCAGTCGGCGCCCGGCATCAACCCGAGCTTCCCGTACATTCGCCTCGCGGTGCTCGTCGGTGTTGTGACCGGCGCCGCCGGCGACAACGTCACGATCGCCTACAACTATCGCAAGCGCACTGCCCTCTAGTCGTCCCGCGCTGTCGACTTCCCATCCTAAATCTCTTCGTTCCGAGGCCTAACCCATGAGTCTTCGGAACGAAGAGATCATTCGGCTCAAACTGGAACTCGGCTTCAACGTCACCAATTTGGGCGCTGAGCCATACATCACCTATGCCGCCGTGTTTGATAAGGCCGTGCAGCCCTATCTCGTCGACGTCGGTACGACGAGCTCCACGCCGGTCGTCGCCGCAGTGAGCGGCGCGGTGGTGTCTCTCACAATCGCAACCAACCCGCTAAGCCTATCGCCCACGCAGGCGCTGAGCTTCGTCGTCGGATCGAACATCGTCGTCGACGTTGGACCGTTCCTTGAGACCTCAACGATTCTCACGGTGACCGCGCTGGTGATTGGCGTGCAGCTCACGCTGGCCCACGCCGCGCCCTATCCGGTGCTGTTGCAGGGCAGCGAACAGATTGTGCGCGACCTCTTCACGCGTCTCGACGCCATCAAGTCGGAGATGATCAACGTGGCGCCGAAGACTGCCGGCATGCAACAGGTCGACGAGATCCAATTCTTCGGCAACGTGCGCGGACGCGGCAAGACTCAGGACAAGTTTGCGTCGCTCATGTGGCAACGCGACGAAGCCCGCCGTGACCTCGCAGGCGCCCTCGGCATTCCCTACCTACGTGACGTCAGGCGCGGCGCTGGCGGCGGGCTGGCGGTGTACTGATGGCCGGCGGATTCACCACCCTACGCAACTCGCTGCTACCCGCCGTAGATATCATCCGCGGTATCCCGGGCCAGCTTGGCATGCGCCTCTTTACCGTGAGCATTACCCAACGTTCATGGTCGGGCACCCGAGCCGGTCTCGGAGCGAACACCGACACCACGACGGGCCTCAAGGTCGACTTGGGCATCTTCCAAACGAAGGTCACCTCGATCACTATGCGCGACGTCGTCGCGAGCGCGGGCCTTTATACGGATCAGGATATGCGCGTAGGCCCCATCACGCCGCCATTCGCCAGCTCAGTGCTGGACGGCGACGCTATCACCGTGTTTGACCCAACCGTCGGCGCGAACCCCACCGAAATATTCTTCAACATCGTGGGCCCTGGTTATCCAGCAGGCGGCGCGTGGTTTAAGAAAATCTCGCAGGACGTCAGTAAAAGCTATCGATATTCGTTCATCGTGCGCAAGACGGCTGAAATACCGTGAGCATCGACATCAACGGATCTGCGTTTCTATCCGCTCTCCGAGACCTCGAAGCAGGACTGCGAAACAACGCCGCTCAGACGATGCGCGCGACCGTAGAAACCGCTGAGGCGGTTGCTAAAGGTACCAAGCTCTTCAACGATATCAGCGGCGATTTGCGCAAGAGTATCGGCGGCAAACCAACGGGCCTCGAAGGCAAAGTCATTGCGGCATCCAAGTACGCCCGCTTCGTCGAGTACGGCACCGAGCCGCATGTGATTGAGGCCAAATCGGGCTCGACGGGGCGCGTGAGACGCGTGAACCATCCGGGCACCGCAAAGCGCCCATTCATGGCCGAAGCCGCGCGCGTCGGACAACAAACACTCGACTACGGGCTCGAAATCTCAACCGACCAGGCGATCGCCGTCTTCAACCGTTCGGGGTAATCCGTGGCAGATTTCGGGCTATTCCAGACCGGTGCGGCGGGATACCCGCTCACGTCAAGCACGACGAACTCGCTACTGCGAGACGCCGATCCGGCGCTCTTCTACGTGCTCGATTATTTCCAGTCCGTGCTGACCACCTATGTGCAGCCTCGGCTGCTCGCTGAGGTCGCGAGGACGCCCGTGATTGCCAATATCGCCGGCGTCGTCGCTCAGTTCCTGCCCCTCGACCCCGCCCCGTTTCTGCAAGAGCAACAGGTCCGCTTTCCGCTCCTCGCCGTCTACCGCGTGAAGGAAAAGTACACCGGCAAGTCTGTTACTTGGAACGACGACGTTTCCACGTGGAAGGTCGCCTACGTGCTGCCGCCGCTTACGGGCGCGCAACGCGAGCGCATCCTTCCCACACTTCGAGCGGTCGCCAAAACACTTCAAAACCGCATCGAAAATATGTTCGATCCATACTATGCCTCGGGCGTCTCGCCTTGGGCATTGGCCAACCTCGAAGCCATCCAACTGATGGAGGGCGAGTATGGCGACTGGCAAGGCGCCGGCAACCTCAGCTTCCCGTCGTGGATAGGTACCCTCGAAGTCAAAGAGCGCGACATCGAAGCGGCCACTCAGTGGGCGAACTCGTTTACGGGCGCCGACGCGGAGATTGATCTCATCACGGCAAATCAGCCGCCCGTGCTCGACCTGTCCGACGTCAAGTCCGACTTCGTCGACCCGACCACCCTCGCCACTCTCGCGTCGTTCCATCGCGCGGACGCAGGTATCAGCGCCGGCACCGACGCAAGCAAGGTCGGCGGCTGGGCCGATCAGAGCGTCGGCGCAGTCTCGCTATCGCCCGGCGGCCCGAGCTCGCAGCCGTTCCTGATCAAAAACGCACTCACACTACCCAACGGCACCACCAAGCCCGCCGTGCGATTCGACGGCCTCGCCACCTACCTAAGCGGCACCGTCACGGCGCTCGCGAACGACGCAGGCAAGACCTACGTGGTCCTGTTCCGCCTCTGGGACACGGCACTTCGTTCGTCGATTCTGCTGCACACCGCCAACACCGCGAACACGACGCTCTCACTCGAGGCCAACACGCTATCGAGCGCGGGCGGGCGGCTGGGATTCTTCGCCACCGGCTCTAGCTTCGACGGTAACGCGCTTACAGATACCGGCTGGCACGTTGCTGTCATCCGCGTCTCGAGCACGACGGCGGGCGGCACGGTGAGCGCTACGACGACGCTGCAAATCGACGGCGGCAAACAAGTCCTCACAACGGTCAGCGGCGCGGGCACATGGCTCTCCATGGCGACGGCCAATCTGCTCGCCGTCGGCGGGCTGCCCTCGAACATCGCAGCGACTGCCGCGCACTGCGACGTGGGCGTCGTCATGACGTTTAGCTCTTCGCTCACCGACGCCGCTGCGGCGCTCGCCGTTAGCTACTGCCGCCAGTGGGCGGGCCTACCCATCACCTAGGGAAACATGTAATCAACCCCGCCCTAAAGGGCGGAGCTTTGCAGATCAGATCCATGGCTCACAACCACTTCAACCCTGTCCGCGTTTGGCCTGATTACGATGGCCCTGCTAGCAATTATGCTAGCAGCGTTGGCGTCGGCGTCCGCGCTGTGTCCACACGCAAGGCAAGCGAAACGGTCGCGAGTCTTGCGGTTGGCCTTCTCGATGTGTCCGCAAACGCGGCATTCTCGAGAAGTATTTCGCGGGTCGACGAAACAGACTGGAACCCCAGCGCGCTTGGCCTTGTATCCGATCTTGCTTTGCAAGTCGGCGAAAGCCCAAGAGTGCAAGGAGCGTCGTTGCGACCGGGAAGCCCTTATCCGAGCGCGGATGCCATCGAGTTTTTCGAGAGCGATACCGCGTCCGGTGCGTTCGGCAGCAACAACAATCTGTTTGGAAATAACGTGATTCACATGCGAAGCGAAACGGGTCTCTTTGCGGCTGCGCTTCTTGAGCAAGCGTTTGGCGCTTTTGGTTCCCTTGGCCTGGAGCTTCTTGCGAAGCCGAAAGGCTCTGCCTCGCAAAGCGTTAAGGTGCGTTCCGCTGAAGTTCTGCCCGTCACTGGTTGTGGCGATGTTCACGATACCGACATCAACCCCGAGCCAGTCAAGAACCTTGCGCTCCTCTGTGTCAGGCACATCGACGGTGACGAAAAGGTAGAACTTGCGATCGCGCAAGACGAGGTCGGTCTCGCCGCGGTCGTACTTGAGGAGCGCTCGCTGATGGTCGCCACAGACAAATGGGATGCGCTGGCGGCCGGCAACGGTCCAGATGTTGGCAGACTCGTCCCGCCACGACAGGATACGAGCGTCGTACGAGATGGCCCCGAGCGGGCGAAACGTGCGGCGAGTAAGCCTGTCGAGCTTGTAGGAGTCGGCGACCTTGGCGATGCAGCGCACGATGACTTGCGAGGACAGGTCAGCGAACTCGGCGCGAGTGTCGTGGTAGGCGAGCTTGTGAAGAGCGAACTGCCGAAAGGTTTTCTCCTCCCAAGCGCGATCCGAAATCCAGTTACACGCAGCGTTCGCACGGCGAAGCGTGGCGGTCAGCGCGGCGGCTTGTTCAGGCGTCGGCTTGAGCTGGATCTGAACGACAAGCTTCACAACCCGAAAGGTAACATCTTCCATGCTTGAAGCAAACCGACCCGGAGCAAGGCTCCTCACCGGCCTAAAGGCCGGGGTTTCAGACCCAGGAGAAATTCGATGAAACTCAAAGTTCTTGCACGCGGTACTGCATCGGTTCCGCATCTCGAAGCTATGGACGCGGGCGTGCGTCGATTCGTCGGCCGCCGCCTCGATATGGCCGTGGGCGTCGACGGCGGATTTGTTCCGCTCGATGTGCCCGAGGAAGTGGCCGACCGAGCCGAGTACCGACAGCACATCAAAGAGTGCGACCTATGGGCCGCCGACGAAGCGACGGCTGCCGTGTGCAACGTGAAGTTCGATCCGCATTTCGGCGAAGCGCACAAGCCCGAAGCGCACGAAGACTCTGCCACCCACGACCACTGAACTTACCACCCCCAAACACTTAGCTTTGCTGCGGGCAACCGCGGCCATGGAGACCTATGCCCGCATCAATCGCCCTCACCGGGCTAGCCGCGTCTGACGCCGTACCCGGCAACTATGTCGAGATCAACTTCGCCCAAGGCGCCGCGTCTTTGGGCACGGCAATCTACGCGATTCTGTTGCTCGGCAATCGGACTGCCGCCGCCAGCGCAACGCCTGACGTAGTCGTCTATGGCCCCGGCGCGAACTCGCCGCTGCCACTCGCCACGACCTCGGACATGATCGCGCTTGGCGGGCAGGGAGGCGAAGTGCATCGCATGTGGCGACGCGTCACCAACATCAACACCGCCACGCCCGTCTATGCGTGCTTCGTCACCGAGTCTGTCGGCGCGGCTGCGATACTCGCCGTTACGTTTGTCGCTACCGCCGGAGCCAACGCCACCGCGCGTTGCTACATCGGCGACGAGTTCGTCGACACCGCAATCACCAACGGCGACCTCATCGGCGCCATCGCCACCAACGTAGCCGCGAGCATCAACGGCAAGCTGGACTGGGCCGTCACTGCAGCCGCGACGCTCGGCGTAGTCACCGTCACGTCGAAGCAAAAAGGCCTCCGCGGCAACTGGCTCCGCGGCTCGTGCGTGATCCTCGGTAGCAGCCTCGTCGCCACCACCGTCACGCCCATCGCGCAATCGTTCTTCACGGGCGGCACAACGGCAGACTCGAACGTTGCGGCCCTCGCGACCATCCTTCCCAGCCGATACTATTATATCGTCAGCGCCGCCGAAGACGCGACGCAGCTCGGCGCGGTAGCCTCGCAGGTCAACACGCAAGCACTGCCCACGTCGGGCATTCGTCAGCGGGCCATCGGCGCAAGCATCGACACCAGCGGCAGCGCCACCACCATCGCCACCGGCATCAACAACGCGCGGTGTGAAATCACGTGGATGCAAAACGCCGACTGGACGCCGAGTGAGCTCGCCGCCAACGCCGCGGCCATCTACGCCCTCGGCGAAGCGTCGACGACCATCCGAGTCAACTACGACGGCTACGGCAACGACCCGCAGTCCCAGGCGACGTGGAAGGTCCCCTATCCCCGCAGCGGCACCGCGCCCACGCGCTCCACGATCAAAGCCGCACTCAACAACGGCCTGTCCCCCATCGCCATCAACGCGAACGGCTCGACGTACCTCGTCAGCCGCATCACGACGCGCTCGCTTTCCGGCTCGAACAACGATTACCGGATCCGAGACTCGCACAAAGTCAGCGTCTGCGACTTCTACGCGGACGCCCTCATGAACAAGTTCGCGTTGCAATTCAGCGGCAAAAAGATTGCGCCCGACCCCGTGCCCGGTCAGCGCATCCCCGGCTCTGACGTTGTGACTCCCCGAATCCTCAAAGCGGCAGTCAACAAGCTCACGAGCGACTACGGCGACAAGTTCCTACTGCAGAACCCCGAGGCGATCCAAGCGAACACGCTGGTCATCATCGAGGCAAGCCCGACGACTCGCATGAGTTGCAAAATCCCGCTGCAAACGGTCGACCTGCTCCATCAAACCGCGACCAGCATCGACCAGGTGGCTGCGGTGTTGCTCGCAATCGGAGCCGCGTTCGCGGCCTTCGGGCATCACTTCTTCCTGTAACCAGGCCGCGCACCAACCCACCCCCTCTTACAAACTTATCCCTTCCCATTGGCCGTCGCTGCGCTCCCCGCATCGGCGGCCTTTTTCTTTAGGTGAATTATGGCACTCCAACTCTACTCAATTGCCGTCGTCCTCGTGAACGGCTCGCTCCTCTCTGAAGAGGTCAGCGTCAAGGTCGGCCGCGACGCGCGTGCGCAGGAAGTGGCCACCGTGGTCAAGGGATTCGCAGGCCTGTCGCCCGGTGCCGCGTTCACCACGATCGACTGCGAGAACGGCGTGCCCGCGTCTGATTTCGAGCTCAACCCCGGCAAGTTCTTCGCCGTCGGCGGCGGCACGTTGCAAGTCGTCGAGCTCACGGTGTTTGCCGCTAACCGAACGCTGACGGTGAAGGGCTTTATCACCAAGGACAACTTCGGTCACGCCGTCAACTCGGAAGCGAAGATTTCGTTCTCATTTGTTGGCGAGCCAGGCGACTGGAAATAGGCGACGAATTAGAAGTAGTGGGTGCGGCCGCAAACATCGGGCGATCATCGGCGAGCGCCGAACGCTTCTCTGCATTCTGCACAACTCTTAGGGAGAGTTCTCATCATGTCGATCGACTACTGGGCTAAACTCATTGCACTACCCCGTCCGCACCGCGTCGTTGAATTCCCGCGCAAGCTGGGCAACGAGGCGCCTGTTGAGCTTGCCATGTGGGTGCTCTCGCAAGAAGAGCAAATGGCGTGTTCAGCATCGGCCGACGCGGTAGCCAAGAAGCTACTCAAAGAAACGCCCAAGTCAGACGAGCGCTCGCGCGGCTACGAGGACATTTATCAAAACGCGGCCGCCGTCGAAGTGCTCTTCCGCGTGTGCCGGAAAAAAGACAATCTCGAGCAGCCGTTCTTTCCGTCGCCGGACATGATTCGCCGCCACCTCACGACGGACGAAATCGCGCTGCTGTTCACGAACTACCTATCGCTGCAAGCGGAACTAGGCCCCATCGTCGCCAGGATGGAGAAGGGCGAGATGGACGACCTCATCGCGCAGTTGGTGGCGAGTGGCTCGCGATTCCCTTTAGATTCGCTATCGCCGGAGACACTGAAAAACCTGGCGATTTCTATGGTGTCGCACCTGCACGCTTACTCGACGGGCATCTACTCGCCTGGTACGCCGCTCGTAAGCACGCCGCCGATACCCGAGAATAGCTAGGCCGTCCCGTGGCAGCCGCGATTCAAGTCGACTTCCGCATTGGCGGGCTCGCCGAAGTTGACAAGGCGTTTCGCTCTGTTGAGCAGAGCGTCGCACGTCTAGAGCAGTCGTCGGGTCGGCGTGCGCGGGTTATGGTGACCGATGCGCAGAAGACGGCAGACGCCGAAGTCAAAGCCGAAGCGCGCGCTGCTGTAGACCGAATCAAGGAGCGCACGAAGGCCGAGCGCGAGACGGATTCGCTGCGAGCGAAGTCGACCAAGTCGGCGCTCAAGGCTCTCGACGACGAGCTCAAGGCCTACGAAAAAGTCGAGAAGGCGAAGATCACCCAGACGCAGCAGTGGGCGCGTCAGCGGGAGATCATCCAAACGAACTCGGCCAAGTTGGCCTGGAAGCTAGCCGAGGAAGAAGTCAAAGCGGCCGAGATGTCGGCGCGCAAATCGAGCGACGCTCGCGAGCGTTGGGCGCGCGGCATTGGCAGCACTGCAGGCAACTCGCTACGAAGCATCGGCTCTACGGCCACCATGTTGGGCGGCAGCCTGATGGCGCTGGGCGGCGGGTTTGGCATCGCCGACATCGTACAAAAGAAGTTCGCCGCAGAGCGCTCGGCGGCTCTACTCGTCAACGCCGTAACTTCGGGCGGGCAAATCCCGCAGGGCGCGAACGTGAACGCCATCATGGCCCGCGCCGGGTCAATCTCAATGGCTACCGGCATGGACAAGTCCGACATCGTTGGCGGCGCACTGGCGTACTCGCGCAGCGCACGCGGCGGCGACTTCAACGGCGCCATGAACAACATGGCCTTCTTTGCCAAGATGAGCAAAGTGACCGGCGCGAGCATCAACGATATCGCGAGCAGTGCGGGTATTCTGCAATCGCAGAACGCTGCCTTAGGCAAAGACCCCGAGAAGATGCGGCAGATGCTGCTCAACTCCTACGCGCAAACCAAGAGCGGATCGGTCTCCATGACCGATGCCGCCAAGCAGTTCGGCACGTTGGGCAGCACACGCGGCTTCTATTCTGGCGACGAGGGCAAAACGCAGATGACCCTTATGGGTCTAGGCCAGATTGCGGCGTCGGGCGGACAGAGCGGCGACATCGGGACGTATATCAAAGACCTGTCGATTGAAGCGGGCTCCAAGCGCCGGGCTAAGGGTGACTTCGTTGGACTTGAGGCGATGGGCGTCAAGTACAACAAAAATGGTCAGATGGATTCGCCCGAGCAGATGATCGGCGCGGTACTCAAGTCCACGGGCGGAGACCAGAGCAAGATCCAACAAATCTTCGGCAACCGCGGATCCGTTCTGTTCGGCGAACTCGGCAAGTCGTTCCGCGATGCGGGCGGCGGCGATGCGGGTGTATCGGCAGTCCAAAGCCAAATCAAGGGCGTGACTCAATCGTCGATGAATTCGCAAGAACTTACCCAACAGTTCGAGCAGTCGATGGGCAACAGCGCGGAGCGGTTCGCGCGCGCCACGCAGACGATTAGCAACATGATCGAAGGGAAGCTCACGCCCTACCTCGAGGCGTTCGCGAACAAGCTGCCCGAGTTGATGCCGAAGATTGAAGCGGTGATTGATGCGTTTGGCGGTCTGGCCTCCGCGTTTATGGATCATCCCATCGCGGGTATCGGCGCGATCATTGTCGCCAAAGTCGGCGCGGACATCGCAGCCGCGCAGGTCGGCGAAGCGATCAAGTCAATCATCGCCAAGTCTCTAGGCGGTGGCGGAGCGGCCGGCGCCGGTGCAGGCGGAGGCGTAGGCGGGGCGCTTGTCGGGTTGGCTGCTGTCGGCATCACCGCTGCAGCCGTCGTCAAGTCGGTTGGCGACTTGAAGGACGATCAATCGGCCGGATCCAATCTCGCCAAAGACGTGCGCAGCGGGAAGGTCAGCGCAACCGACGCCCAGAAGATGCTCGACTCTGCAAAGTCCGGTGGCTTTGGCGACGTGTTGCCGGGTGTCGCTCGAACGCTGGGCGTCGGCGGCGCTATCGACGCGGTTGCAGGCACCAACGTCGACAAGCGCGGCGCCGAGGCCAACCAGAAGCTCAGTTTGACGCGCAACCAAAAAGAGATCGAAGACGCAATCGCCGAATCCGTCAAGCGCGGCGTCGCGCGCGGCATGGATGCGAGCAACGCAGCCAACCGCAAAGGCCCACTCTCGTCTCCAGGTCGCGACGGCGCGCCGTAAGGACCCATGCCCACAGACCTGTTCTCCCAGCTGCTCGAACTCAAGTGGCGCGCCACCTCTTTCCCTTTTGTCTCGTTCAACACAACGCTGCAGCACGACCAAGCTCAGCACAAGTGGCCCGACCGCGACGGCGCGCACGTCGAGGCTACCGGCCGCCAGCCCCTCGTGCACCGTGCCGTTATCCCGTTCCGCAACGCCGTAGGGCGGGGCCCGGGCGAGACCTGGGGCATTCTCTACCCCGACGGCTTCCGCGCGTTCCTGGTGGCGTTTAGCGACCGCACAAGCGGGCAGCTGCAACACCCCGAGCTCGGGCCGATTACCGCGAAGCCCACCACCATGTCCGCTGACTGGGCCGCGGGCACTCGTGACGGGGTGAACGTCACGGCGTCGTGGATCGAGTCGTACGACGAAGACGCGCAATATAACGACACGCTCGCGAGGCCCTCGCACATCGCCGCGGTCTACATCGAGGCGCTCGACCTCGATTCGCAAGTCACGCAGTACGCCAGCCCGCTCGTGACAAACAACGCGCAAGAGCCGCTTACGTTCACGCAGGCCATCCAGAAAATCACATCGATTTTCGATCAGGTCTCGCTCGTGAGCAAACAGGCCGGCGGGTACATCGACCACGTTCTCTACCGCGTGCAGGCCCTGCAGGATTCGGTAGCGCGGGCGAAGGACAACACCGCGTGGCCGATTATCAACACATGCGAGCGGCTCAAGGCCTCGCTGTACGGCCTCAAGCAACAGCAGCTCACGCTGCAAAAAGACATCACGCTTTTCGTCGTGCCCAAAGACCAAACCATTGCGGCCATCGCGGCCACGCTTCGGGCGAATGTCTCCGATATCGTGAAGCTCAACCCGTTGCTCGCCGGCTCGCCCGTGGTGCCGCGCCTTAGCGTCGTTCGGTACTACGCCTCGTGACACTAGGGCAGGTGACCAGGCCCGAAGACGACGGCATTGAGCTGCAGCTACGCGATCAAGCGGGCGTCATCGTCCACGTCATCAACACGTGGAAACAATACTCATTCAATTCGAACTTTCTCACGCCGACTGATGGATGGTCGTTCACGCTCGGCGACGAAGTTGTTAAGCAAAGCCTGCTCGAAGGCATTTTCTGCGGCCAGCGCGTGACCTTGAGCATCAACGGCCACATCCAAGGCGACGGCTACATCGATAAAGTTGTGATTGGCGGCAACCGCTCGACGGGCACCACGGTCACGATTGAGGGCCGCGATAGATTGGCGCCCGTCGTTGACGGAAACATGGATCCGCAGGCCACGAAGTTCACGGCCGGGCAGACGCTTTTCGATGTGCTCTATGCGGTGTTTTCTCAGTACGGGTGGACCGACGCGAACACGCAATATCTAATCAGCAACGAGGCGAACCGGAACGTCATTAGCGGCGCCGTTCGCGGTGTGCCGGCTACCAAAAAGGACAAGCCGCTCAAGTCGTTTCAGATCCATCAGCTCAAGCCGTATCCGGCCGAGGGCTCGTTTTCTTTTGCGTCGCGCATCGCGCAGCGTTTCGGGCTGTGGATCTGGCTCTCAGCTGAGGGCAACTCGATTATCGTCAGCAAGCCCGACTTCGGCCAAGAAGCTCGCTACCACATCCGCCACAAGACGGGCGCGAGCGGCTTCATCAACAACGTGCTCGAGTATCACGTCGAGCGGCACGCGGGTGAACAGCCGTCCGTCATCATTGCTACCGGTTCCGGTGGCGGCGGCGAATACGGACGCGGCGGACTCAAGGTCGCTTTCCCTAATATGCTGACCGGCATCACGGCGCTAGGTGCGCTGAGGCCAGAAGTACAAGCGGTACTCACGGCGAACTCGGACGCGAAAATTGTACAGCCAACTGTCGAGGCGTTGCGGGCGCTCTCGACGCGCGCACTCACGGGCGTCAACGCGAACTTCTTTGGCGCGCAGCATCGGCCCATGTTCCTGCACGACGACGAAAGCAAGACAATCGACCAACTCGAGGCGTTCTGCCGGCGTGAGATGGCGCTCAAGCAGCGAGGCGCGCTCGTTGCGCACTACACGCTCGAGGGCCACGAAAACAACGGATACCCGTGGTGCGTCGACACCATTGTCGAGGTCGACGACGACGTGGCGGGCATTCACGGAAATATGTGGGTCATGTCGCGCACGTTCACCAAGGACCGGATGAGCGGCACGCGCACGCAGGTGGAATTACTACTGCCCTACACCATGGAGTTTTGATGCCCGCCAAACTCTCCAGCCTGTTCGACATCGGCGTCGATATCCTCAAAACGGTCCTGTCCAAAACCACCGGGCTTATCACCGCGCAAACCGGCGACGTCGTAAGCAAGACCGTGAACGCCGACGGCGCCGAATGGTGGCAACACGTGGGCTTCGTCTCTCGCCCCGCAGTTCCAACAGCAGGCCAAGCGGCGTGTCAAGGCATCGCGATCAAGCGCAGTGATAACGACGCCATCATCGCCACCCGCGACGCACGCGGCTCGACCATCTACGGCTCACTCGCAGACGGCGAATCCTGCATCTACTCGCCCGGCGCACAGGGCCGCGTACTGCTCAAAGCAGACGGCAGCGTCAACATCTACACGACCAGCGACAACACGGGCTCAGGGCAAAGCGTAATCCTCACCGTCGCGCCCGGCGCCGTGTCGATTGGCACGCCATGGGGCGCGCTCGTTATGGATAGCAGCGGCATCCGAATGGGCGCTGGCTCGGCCGGCATTCAGGTTGGAGCCGATGGCACCGTGACGATCATCGGCACCAAAATCGCTCTCAACGGCGGAAGCGTCTCCCTTGGCGCAACAGCCTCGCCCACCAACACCATTCTATTCGGCCCGTCCGGGCTCGCAGCCATTCCTTCCACCTCGGTCTTTGTGAGCCTATGAGTATCGCAGCCGGAACAGTGTCCGTTGACGCGAGCGGTAACGTCACGGGCTCGGGCATGTCGCTCGCAATCTACAACGCGGTCGTTGCTCAGTTGCTATCGACGCTGCCGGCGAGTGCAGGCGCGACGTCGATCATCGCGTGGAAGCAGGGCCAAGCGTCGCTAGCCGCCGCCATTGCCGCAGGCATCGTGCCCTACCTCACGACAAACGTGGTGATTGCCCCCGGCACGTTTACCGACTCCGCACTCAGCACGATTACGGGCTTCGGCCGGTTCACCTAGTGGGTTGCAACTTCGCTTTCCCCACGCTGACTATCCCGCCGATCCTAATCCCGCTGCCCTCGTTGCCGACGTTGCCGACACTCAAACTGTCGGTGCCGATGCCGGATATTTCGTTCCCGTCGATTCCGCCTTTGGTGATTCCGCCGATCCTAATCCCGCTGCCTTCGCTGCCGAAACTCCCCACGCTGAATCTCTCGGTACCGATGCCTGACATCAGGTTCCCGGCGCTTCCGCCTTTGGTGATTCTGCCCATTCTAATCCCACTGCCTTCGCTCCCGACGCTGCCGACGCTCACGCTCGGTATGCCGCCCTGTCCACTCTGAGGTTCCCATGAGTCTAGGTGCAGGCTTTTCGGCTGCTGGCTTTTCGCCTGGCGGTCTCGGTGACGTGGATATCGCGCCCGTACCTACGGCCAATCTTCTAATCGATGCCGACAACGGCAGGCAACAGAACGCGCGCAAAATCAACCCCTACACAAAGCAGTACGTGACCGACGCTACGGGCGCGCTGCAAGGCATGAGCGGCATCTCGCAGATGGTGCTCCTGCGATTGCTCACGGTGCGCAACTCGAGTGCGCTGGCGAACTTCGGCCGCGCGTCATCGCCCAAAGTTGTGAGCGCCAACACGCTCCGACAGATCCAATCAGACGTGAACCAGGCCCTCGCCGATTTGGTGCTCGCCAAGCTCGTCGTCGTCAACAGCGTCTCGACGATCAACCCATCGCCTACCCAAGTCGATTGCTTCGTTCTCTGGACGGATCTGACGACGGGTATCGAACAGTCCACCGCGTTCTAAGGGGCCACATTGACCATCAACATAAAGGCCTACACCACCAAGGATTCTAGCGTCATTCGTGACGACATCCTACGCACGCTGCGCAACGGGATGGTCGCTAACGGTATCGCGAATCCCCAGGTAGGCCCGGGCTCGGACTACTACCTCAAGGCTCAGGCCATCGCCAACGAGCTCGCCGTGCTCGCCGTCAACACGCAAATCAAAGCGGACGCGCAGATGCCTGACACGGCAGTGGGCACCGAATTGGATCGTCTTCTCGCGCAGCAAGGCCTAGCGCGTCGCGCCGCCTCCAACTCGACGGGCGGGTTCACGCTCGACTGTTCGGCGACGACGCTCGTATCCGTCGGCGCTCAAATGGTGGACGCCGCCGGCCTTCGCTATCAGGTCTCGGTAGGCGGCACCTACGCCGCTGGATCGCGCGTTCCGCTGATCAGTATCGACACCGGCAAGGCGACCAACCACGCCGCAGGCGACGCCCTCAAGTGGGTTGCTGCGCCGGCGTTCTGCAACCAAACTCAGATCATTGCGAGCGGCGGTTTGACGGGCGGCGCTGACGTCGAGAACGACGACACCGCGCGAGCTCGGCTCTACACGCGCATGCAGAATCCACCGGGCTCCGGCAACTGGCCGCAGGTCAACGGCTTCGCCGAAGCCTCCACACCCATCGTGCAAAAAGGCTTTTGCTACCCTGGCGTCAACGGCCCGTCGACGTGCCACGTTGCAGTTGTTGGCTACGCCACCACGGTCGCCAAAAATCGCGACGTCGATAGCGTGACCATGGCCGGGCTCGTCACGCCGTACATCCTCGGGCAGATGCCCGAGTACGTCGAGACGATCGTCACGACGGTCAGCAACCAGCCCACCGATATCGGCATCAACCTCGCGCTACCCGCAGCGCCTACAGCCTCGCCCGCAGGCCCCGGCGGCGGCTGGCTTGATGGTGCGCCATGGCCGACCGTCTACTCGGTCACCAACGTTGCGAACGTCACCGCCGTGACGTCGAGCACAGTGTTCACGCTGAACGCGGGCAGCCTTCCCACGGTCGGCGTCTCGCGGATTGCGTTCCTCGATCCAACCAACTGGACGACCTACTACGCAAAGGTGCTCTCCTACACCGGCGCGCTGCCGTCGTTGACGATCACAATCGACCAACCGTTTCCGAATATCGCCGCGGCGCTCGCACTCGGCGGCACGGGTCCGGTGATTTTCCCGCAGGCCACCAACACCGCAACCTACGTCGCGGCTCTACTCGCCGCCATGGCGCTCATGGGCCCGGGTGAGAAGACATCAAACGGCGCCATCCTCGTGCGCGGCTATCGCCACCCGCTACCCACCCAAGGCTGGAACAACAAACTCAACGCGTCGATTCTACGCGCCATCACCAACGCGGGAAACGAAGTGCTCGACGTCGCCTACTCGCTCGGCAGTGGCACGACTCCCACCGTGCCCGGCTCCGTCGCCTCGCCACCCGCAATCATCACGCCGAGACACCTCGGCTTTTACGCAATGTGAGGCAAAGCAATGACCTTTCCCGCTAAAGACACCATCGCAGGCTACGGCGGCGTCCTGAACGACTACGCCGCCGTCGTCGACCCCACGACGGACCGGCCCGCCGCAGGTAGCAACCAGGCCTACGGCACCGCCGCAGCCATGACACACAACGCCGCCAAGGCCTTTGTGCGCGTCGTGCTCGCCGCTTCAACGGGCGCACTGGCGCTCGCCTCAAGCAACGGCCACGACGCCGCGTGGGGCAGCTCAGCGCCCGTAGTGCCCACGCTCGTGCGCACTGCGCTAGGCATCTTCACCGTCACGTGGCCCGCGACCATCACCGACGAAATCGGCGCGACGCAGTCCGTATTCTTCCGCTACGCCCAAGGCACCGTTGAAGGCGCCTCCGCGTACTTGCTCACGTCCATCGTAACCGCCGCGAACGTCGTGACCCTTTACGCGTGGACCACGTCGGGCATGGCGACCGACCTCGCCGGCGTCACCGTCAACCTTACGGTGTACTAGTGCCCTTCGCCGGCGGCCTATCACCGTCTCCCGAACGCGGCGGCGGCGGCATACCTACGCTGCAACGCATTATCGAATCGCTCGGCTCGCAACTCGGCAGTGCGTACGACATCACGACGACGAGCGGTCTCGTCTACATCGAACTCGAGGCCTACGCCCGCGCGATATGGGGCGCGTGGCAAGACAACGAACGGCTAGCCAACCAGTGGCAAGCGTCGCGCATGAGCGACTTCTTGCCGCGCTGGGAGGCCATCTACGCCATCGTCCCTTCGCCCACCGATACGCTGCCCGCGCGGCGCGCGCGGATTGCCGTTCTGCAAGCGCGATCCGGGCAGGCGAATCAGCAGGCACTCACCGATTCGCTGAATGGGTTGCTGGGCTCGGTGCTGGTCACAATTGTAAATGGCAACTCTGCCACCGCGAACGTGTGGACGCCGAGCACTTGGCCGTTCGGGCAACACGACTCCACCAACGCCGTGGACTGGTATTCGACAGTTGCCTTCGTGGCGATTCAGGTTACCAAGCCCACCGGTTGGAGCGAAGGCGACCTCTACACCGCAATCGCGGGCATCGGGCCTGTACTCGATAGCGCACTGCCCGCATGGGTGACGTGGACATGGTTCCGCCAGGATATCCACGGTTCGCCGGGGTTCTTTCTCGACGAGGGCGGCAACCTCGATAACGAAGCATTTAGGGTGTAGAACAAATGGCCTTCTCTCGCATTCTCCCCCAGGGCTGGGCAGTCAATCAAAAGCTACTTTCAACGCAGTTGAATCAGCTCGATATCGATCATGCCGCGGCAATCGATGGCGCAGCAGGCGGCACCTACACGCCGAGCGCAGTGATCAGCATTGCGGGCGCTGGCCTCAGCCCAACCCTAAAAGCCGCAACGTGGCCGAACTTCGCCGCAGACGGCGGCACGCGCACCTTCACGCGCACCTTCGGATTTGCACCCGTCACGAAGCTAATCAACGGGACCCTGATAGCGCCGGACTACGTTAGCGGTCAGGCGCTTGGCGCTGCCGTGGCCTCCCGGTTGCCCGTTCCGCACAACTGCACCCTCACCGCGATCAGGATGTGGTTCCAGCCCACGATCCACGTCGCGCTCCCTACTCTCGGCCCCGGCATCTCGATTCAACGTCTGACGCCGAGGGCCAACGTGACCACCGATTACCTGAACTCGGCAGACGCTGGATCGGGCACGCCCCTTCGGTACACGTTGCCCGGCACCGTCGCAGCCTATAACACCGCGGGCATTGTCTCTCTCACGTATGCGCCCAATCAAAACAACATCGCAGACCGAACGCAATACGATTTCTTGCTGACGGTCGTGGACGAATTGGGTGGCGGCGCGATTGCCGGCAACGTGTTCCAGTCGATGGATGTGACGTTCACCTTGCCTGACTTCGAGGTCGCGTGACGTTCAGCCGCGCGAATGCGGGCGGTTGGGCGGCTGGCGCAGAGGTCACGACTGCGCAGATCAACGCCATCGATCAGGATCACGCCAAGGCCATCGACGGCACCGGAGGCGGCGCCTACCCGCTCACGAGCGCCCTTACCCTCGCCGGCCAGGGGGTAATATGGAACTTTCAAGGGCAATCATCCGGCATCTACTTGCCCCCAAACTGGATGCAGTTCGCCGAAGGCACGCGCGCCATCGTGCGCAGTTTTGCAGCTGCACCGGTAGCTCAACTAGTGAACGCTACCCTTGCGTATTCCGGCATCGTAACCGGACAAGGCAATGGCGTTGCCTTCTTCCGAAATATTGAGGTCCCGCACAACGCGACCCTCAACACGCTCAAACTCTATTTCAAAATCAACGTGGGCCACGGGTCGTTACCCAGTACCGGCCCGGCCGTCGCTTTAACAAGTATAGTCAGCGGGGCGCTCGTAGCCCTCACTCTGGCGGCC